CGGGCTGAACCGCGCCGCATGTGAGGCTGTACTGGCCCTCAGACCCCGCGAGTTGAGGTAGAGCAGCGCCGGACGCACGGCGTCGACGTTGTCACGCGAAATTGTGACGCCCCGCTCCCAAATCTCGCGCGCCTTGCGCATCTTGTCCGCGCGGCTCTCGTCGTCACGCGCCAGCACTTCCTTGGCGGCCAGGCGCGCCATGAGGCGCTCGAACTCTGACGGCGTGTACGGCAGCGCGTCGGAGTTTTCGAGCTCTTTCGGGCTGTCGCCGCCGCGCTTAAATCCGCTGCCGATTGTCGCCTTGATCTCGTGATCTTGCAGGCCCATGTTCTTGGCCGCGCTGTGCAGCTCCATTAGCGCCGCGTCCAGGTTTGCCGGCGCCATGTGCGCGTGGCGGCCCAAGCTGAATGCGGCCTTGTTTAAAATTTCGTTGCGGCTTCCCTTGATTGCATTGGCCACGTCGGCCACGGCGCTCTCCGCTACTTTACTGAAATATCTTTCGCTCATCTTCCCACCCCTTAGTTTGGCCGCCCACCGAGGCAGGCGGCCACGTTATCAGAAACCGAAGTTATTATCGGCTGCCGGTGCTGCGGCCGGAGCCGGAGCTGGTGCGGGCGCCATTGCNGGTGCCGCTGCCGCCGCCGGGTGNCTNAGCGCCGTTCTCTGGGCGGTTGATATACTTTGAGATGTTGAACGACACGTCGTATGACGTACCCTTGCCGATCACGACTGGCGTTGAGCTTGTGACCTGCACGATTGGGATCTGCGTCGCAAACTCGGGAGCCTGCTCAGCCTCATTGTACAGCTTGGCGATGAACTGGCCGAGGCCATACGAGTTGCCGCTGAACGACGCCTCACGACCGTCGACGAGCCAGCAGTTGACCTCGAAGCCCTGCTTGTAGACCTCGCTCGGGCGCGGGATCTGCTCGGAGGGCGACGGCCAGGGCTGCCAGTCACGCACGCCGATGTCGATGTGCAGCCAGCCGAACTGTACGTTTTTGATGTCCACCGCGAAGCCGCGAGACATGTCGATGTTCTCGTCGCCGGCCTCCGTCTTAACCCACCAACGGTTTTGCGGTAAATTTGATCGTATGAATAGTGAGTTCCCAGAACCCTCTGAACCTGATCCGAATGATATTGGCATGTGTGTCTCCTAGACTATGGTTGCCGTTTCTCAGTCAATCTGACTGAACTTAAATGAGTAGCGCGGAATTTGGATCGTTTTCAAGTCCCCAAAATCGTAGCCCCACTCGTTACTCTCGCTCGCCTTGCGATATTTCTCGAGAGCGTACTGCACTGCGGCCTTCCCCTCGTCGAGGCTGGCCCAGTCCAATTCGTATATGCCCACTAAGTGTGGACGCGTCTTTTGTACCGCTATGAAGCAGAAGCGGTCTATCTCAAAGCCGGCATTTTCCATGCACCGGCGGTAAAACATATCCTGTATATGATACCCGAGGTTTGCGCATTGCTTTGCAAAGCCCTCAGGGTCAGACGCAATAGTGGTCTTGAGATCTATCAGCGCGCCAATGTCACGGCGCCATCCGTCCGGCCGGCAATCGGCAGCGCATGTCGACGCCTGTTGACGGATCTTTGCTGAATATACTGGCCTCGCAGACAAGGTCGCCGCTGAGCAGCTCCGCGGCTGCACGATTTGAGCGCACCGCCTCCGCCATGTCAGCGGCCAGGCGGTAGTCGCTTTCCGTCAGCAGCAACGCCCCAGCCTCCTCAGCTTCGAGCTTCTTGCGCTTCCAGTCGAGCCCGCGCCGCGTCTCGGGCCCGCACCACACGCTTTCCGAGTGCTGCGGCTCAAACACCAGCGTATGCGTGGCCGTGCCGACGTCGAAGGCCGGGTTGCTCTTGAACTCGCCGTATTTAAACTCAGCCGGCGATCCAAGCGCTATCGTCTTGGCGCCGCTCGCGCTGAGCGACGGCTCGAGGTGNTACGCCTCGTTTGTCATGTCAAGTTTTACGGTCATCTTTTGCCCGCCAAAATCTCCGACACGCGGCCAGGGTTTACCCTAAACATATTGCCGATGCTCTGCATAGACGCGTCTGGGTTTTCCATTGCGTAGTATCGCACCATCGTTTTGACTTCCTCGGTGACAATATTTGACGTCGAAGCCGCCTTGCGCGTGTACTTCTCACGCGTCATATACTTCAGCGCCGTGTCAATAGACACGCGCACGTCGCCGATGTCATCCATCGCCAAAGCCGATTTCAGTATTTCTCGTGCAAACGGTATGTTGCTCATCTCTCTCCCCTTCCATATGCGGCCACCAGCAAGCTCTCCGCACGGTGTTCGTCCTTCTTGCGNTTCAGTCTTAGCGCCAGATCTGGAAACCACTGCTGCGCCTGGCGGCGTGCGGCGTCCTTATCCTTTGGCAAGTTCATGCTCGACTTCCACTTGGCCGGCCGCACTTCGCTGTACGGGTGGCCAGATAAAGCGGCAGTCGTTAAGATTTGGCCGTAGGCGAACCCCAGCTTGAACACNNNAACCACGCCNTGCTTNGGCATAGCCTGTTGNTTTTCCAGCCAAATNTGCTCCACAGGGCCGGCGCTGTTTATGATGTCGAGNAGCGCGATCACGTCNACGCCACCTTCAGTGTAGACCGGCAGGTCGTGCACCTCGGCGAAGTTGTCGCCCAGTAATGCGACGCCGCCGGTGCGGTAGCCGGGATCAATACCGATCGTAATCTTCGACAACATACCCACCCTTTTTGAGATGATCGACGATCAGTCGCTCTATCGTCAGCGAGGCGCTGACGCGTTGACTTGCACACTGCTCTTTGAGCATTTGCGCTATATCGGCGCGGATGCGCGGCCCGATTTGTTTTAACTCATGTTTCACAGGTATCCCCTCCATTTGTTTGCCCAGTGTTAACAGACTGGGGGCAGGGGTCAAGGTGTTGTCGAGATATTTCTTTTCTGTCGTCGCCGTGTTAATATGGCCGGGAACCTTTTGGAGCCAGCCATGGAAGTCGACGCAATTTTGAATATACTTTTTGGAGTTGTCATCGCCGGCATTGGTTGGTGGTTAAAGACGCAACGCGAAGAGCTGGACCGTTTGCGCATTCTGCTGAATAGAACCCGTGAGGAGATGGCCAAGGAGTATGTCACGAAGTCAGACAGCTCCGAAGTTCTGTCGCAGATTATGAATAAGTTTGATCGACTTGAAGAGAAAATTGACAGGCTTATGGAGCGGTAATGTGGACCCCGTGAGCATCACTCTTATGGCTTCTGGGGCGTACAAGGCACTGCGCGCTGGACTTGATACCTACAAGGACATCTCCGAAATGGGCCAGTCTCTGGCAACCTGGGGCAAAGCGTGTGCTGACTTTAACCACCTCGAGGAGCGGCAAAAGAACCCTCCGTTCTGGCAGAAAACCTTTCGTGGGTCAGATGAAGAAACAGCAATTCTAATTTGGTCAAAAAAAGAAGAGCTTTCCCGAATGAGGAGCGAATTAAAAGATTACATTTCATGGCATTACGGTCCAAAAAAATGGGAGGAAGTGCTCGGTATTGAGGCTCAGATGCGCAAACAGCGCAGGGATGAAATCTACCGCAAGCAAGCTCAGATCGATGCTTTAATTAACTTTTTAATTGGGGTAGTAATTTTTGCTATAAGTGGAGGCGCTTTGTTTTTGTTTTTCTACTTTTGGGGTCAACATCAAGGGAGATGGTAAATTGTGGGTTTTACTCTGGTTTCAGGTAATGAACAACAACATCGAACACTACGAACTCAATCAGTTTAAAACTGAAAAAGAGTGCCGAGAGGCTCTTGAGGATGCAAAAATATTAATAACGACCAGTCAAACTGCGGTGTATTGCTTTGAGGTTATTCCGAAATAAAAGAGGAGATTACGTTGTTTACAGCAAGGAAAACAAAATTGTAATCATCACCCATCACAAAGGCTATGCGATTGAGTATGCGAGGAGTTTAAAAAATGACTGAATATGACCTCAACGGGAATGGCAAGATCGACCAAGATGAGCGTGAGCTTATGTTGGAAGACCGCCGCTTGCGCATGGAGGACGCTGACCATAAGCGCGATGCGCAGTTACGCATGACGTGGTTCGCACTTATCGGCTTGCTGATCTACCCGTTTGGCATAGTTGCCGCCGACATCTGGGGTTACAACACCACAGGCCAGTTATTAGCAGACATTGCCCCCACATATTTCATAGCAATCAGCGGCCTTGTTGCTGCGTTCTTTGGGTTTAGCGCTATGGGGGCTAAGAAATGATCGGTCAGATAATCGGTTCACTTGGCGGTCTTGCGGCAAGCTACATCGACGGTAAGACTGCCGTGAAGAAAGCGGAAGCTGAGACCAAGATGAAAATCGCCACTGGCGAGATTAGCTGGGAGCAAGCTGCTATCGAGGCCAGTAATAATTCTTGGAAGGATGAGGCGTGGACAGTGGCCTTCATAGCCATTGTGCTGGGCAGCTTCATACCGGGGATACAACCTTACATGGCGCAAGGTTTCGCCAATCTGGATGCTGCACCGCAGTGGTTCCAGTGGGCAATGTATGCGAGCATTGCGGCGAGCTTTGGTATCCGCACAGTGAAAGGATTGAAAAAGTAATGGCAAAAGACCCAAGATTAGCAAGAGCTGGTGTGTCTGGCTACAACAAGCCAAAGCGCACACCCGGTCATAAAACCAAATCTCATGTTGTGGTGGCCAAGTCTGGCGACCAGACAAAGACAATTCGGTTTGGCCAGCAAGGCGTGTCTGGATCAAAAGAAGGCACAGCTCGCAACAAATCATTCAAGGCCCGCCACGCAAAG